TCATAACCCAGAGGTCCATGGTTCAAATCCATGCCCCGCTACCAATGCCTCCGGTTTCACATTGAAGAAACCGGAGGCTTTTTCTATATCCTCAAGGTTCCACAAAACGCGGCCAGTCATCTTCTGCGAAATCGCAGATGGATTAAATCCCATCGCCGCCGCCAAGTCCTTTTGCGATACGCCGCGCATCGCCATGGCGATACGCATATTTTGCGTCACAATCGACTGAAGGCCATTGCCCTTGCCCTCATTGGACTTTACCTGTGCTTGCGGGCTTAATGTTGCTGTTGTCATGCACATAATATTAAGCCTAGCTAACGCATATTGCAACTTTCAACATTCTTGACTTGACATCTAAATTAGCTGAGTGTATCTATATGGGTTATGTCTACTCTAAGATTAGATGAACTAAATTCAGGTCAGGTGATAAAACGTCTGGCGGGCTTCAAAGGTGAGTCCTTGAAGCAAGTTGCCGGCATCATCGGCATATCTCCGTCTGCTTTATCCCAGAAATGCGCCGGACGAATCAGCTTCAAATCTGAAGAAATCGCCAATCTTGCAGAACACTTCGGCGTTTCATCAGACGTGCTTCTTGGCCGCGCCCCTTTGGAGGTGAAGTGTGCTGATTCATGACGCTTCGGGTGCTGTTGCCGTCGTATCGGCTGAATCGGTGAGGATTGTCGGCGAGGGCTGCATCGTCCTTAACGCCCGCGCCGTGTACATCCATAATCAGGCGTTGACGCCAGAGCAGGCCGCGATTGTCAAGCGTGGTGTCATGGCCACGCTCGACGACCCAGCGGCGTTAGAAGATCTGCATGGGAAGCACGACGTCGCCAGCGTCGATCTGCCACCACGGGACTGCCTTGGGGTTGATGGTGATGGCGTGGATGCTCATGTCGGGAAACCTGACGGTCTGGACGAAGCTGTCACCGGACTTCAGACGTTCGGAGAGTTCACTGACCGTGGAGGCCGTCGCACCGGTGATGGTAAGCGGCGTGGTCGTTCCCAGGTAAAGGGCGAAATCGAACGTGTTTTCGTCACTCATCGTTCTTCCTTCCTCCGTCGTTTGAAAGGTTTGGTTTGTGCGATTACAAGCCTATCGCTGCGGAGGAATGAGCCTAAATCCATGAATCAAGGAGCAGTGAAATGAGCGTCCGTTTCGAGATCACCACGAAACCAGACACGGTTGCGCCGGGTGATCTGGTGGTGTTGCGTCTGGTGACCCAGAAGGGTGGCGTCAAGTGGACGTGCGGCACCGTGAGGTGCTTCACCGACGACGAAGACCAACCGGCCATCGTACTGAACACCGGCAAGATACCGGAGTACGACGGCTACGCGCTGGTGTGCTGCATCAAGTCCATACCCGACGAAGTGCAAATGGCGATAACCGACGAAGGCGAGGTGGCGTGATGGGTACGGCTACTAGGGTCTGCGTGGATAACTACGAGGCATATCCGGGTATCTTCCGTGTGTCGTTCGATTCCGGGGATGTTCGCGCGGCGATTGTGTTGACGCGGCCGCAGTTGGAGCTGTTGCGTTCGTGCGTGATGGATTCGTTGGCTCGTGACGATGCCGTGCGGCGAAGACGCGGCGGTGATCTGTGACGGTCGTCGCCGTCGTTAACTGAATATGACTTTGATCCAGCCGACCGTCGGTTGCTGGGGAGTCGTGATGAAGAATCCGGCCGCGCCTTGCCCAGCGCGTTACAAACACACCGGCTGTGGGCCGGTGGTTACGACGGCGGCGGGGTCTGCCATGCGGGTTCACTGAACGGCTTGGGGCGCATTGGGAGGGCGCAACAGGGTGCTTTGCCGCCATGCGTGGCGGGTCTCAGGCCGTGACCTTGCGCGCGGCCATTGTGCCGCTGACCATTGCGACGGCTGTGGCTCCGATTTGAGAGCTTGCTTTGCAAATGCGAACCTTACGGAACTTTGGACGGCGGAGCCTTGCGGCTTCGCCGGTTTCCATTGTTTCGCTTTGAGGTTCCCCGCTCTAACTGTTCACCAATTTGAGAGACATGGAAACGGAGCCTTGCGGCTTCGGAATCAATCTTCTACAGACCAACTCGACAGACCGACTCAAGCTTTAGGAAGTGAGGCAGATTATGGGATATTCGGTGGATTACAGGCCGACTAGGAAGCGTGCCAAGCGTGCGGTGCCGAAGAACAAAGCGCAGCGTACTAAGGACATCAAGAACGCTATCAGGTGGAACATCGAACGGTTGGAGCATGACACCGTCGGAACCGATATGGTTAGGCGTTGCTTTGTTATCAACTTGCTTCGCCTGAACAAGATCGCGCCGAAAGCCGACCCGACCGGCGACCATGTGTTGCAGGAGCTTATCAGCAGGGGCGTGTTGCGAAAGCCCGTATCCCGATCTGGAGTGCAGCTGTTCGACCGTGCCGATCTGTTGACATCGCTCAAGTCTTGGGTGGGCATGCTATGAACCCGCGCGCGAAACTGACCACCAGGCAAGCGGCCCGCTACTTGGGCGTCTCGCCGCGCACGATGGAGCGCATGAGGGAGGAGGACCGTGGGCCGTCATGGTTCAAGGCCGGCGACGCTTTCAACTCGCCTTGCTTGTACGAGCTGGCGGACCTTGATATGTGGGTGCTTGCGAGGAAGCGGAGGCAGGGTCATGGCGCGTAGGCAGACCATCGACCCTCTTGTGAGGGCAAAGGTGATCGAGACGTGGGGCAATGCTTGTTGGCTCAGGTTGCCCGGTTGCACCGGCGTGGGTGAGGAAGACGACCATATAGTGCCCTACTCGCATGGCGGCATGGATACCGTGGCGAACATCAGGCGTGCGTGCAAGCATTGCAACGCCAGTCGACAAGACCGCGTGCTGTATGGCTATGGCGCGCGCCTGCATATCATCATCACGCCACCCGGTGCATGCGACCGTGAGGCAGTGGAGTGGATTGACTCACACAGGCAGCCCGGAGACCCTGTTGTGTCGTGGTCGGCGTTGGCTCAGGCCATGCGCCTACCGGCGTCGCCCAGCATGGCGCAGCGGCGGGCGGTGGCTATGGCGTGGTCTGCCGCCTATCGCCAGTTCGCCATAACCCAGGAGCCTATCGACGTGTGGCTTGCACGAACCACGCCAAGCAGCAAGAGGCATCCGCGCATGTTGGACGAGTGGATAGCCCTGGACTATGACGTGCGGGTGATAGACCCCGGCTTCAGCGTGGAGTGGGAGCGGGCCGGGACGGAGCAGGCCAAGCGGTTGGTGCGCCAATGGTACGGCTTGCACATCTCACAGGCGTTGGTGGACGCACGACAGCGGGAACGCCGCGCCATGCTCGTACGCTTGGGGCTTCGCAGTGATCGCGTCACAGTCGCGTCAAGGCCGGAGTGGTGAGCCTGTTTTTTAAGCCATCGGCCTTGACCAAGACCCCGCGCCCACTTTTTCACTCTCTCGAACCGGATAAAAAAACGTGAAAACGGCGGAATACCAATGAAAACCAGCTATTAAGGAGGTTGGAAAATGCAAATGACCTTGGACGGTTTCAATGATTATTATGGTCCCAACGAGGGCTTGCAGGAACGCGCCACCAAGGAGCTTATCGAGAGTTTCGTGGGCGATAGGCAGCTTGACCCTAACGCCAAGTACGTGTGCAAGACCATGATCAACATTGCCCGCAATTTCGACGCGCTGAACGTCAAAGGACGCGACACGAGCCGTGTCATGGCCCAACTCTTGGCGTGGTACCAGGAATTGAAAACCGAGTTCCAGGCAACGCAGGAAATCGACCCCGCTCTTGCCGGTCTGCTGGAAGAGGCACGGGCATGACGCCATTGCGCGGCGGCACCCAGCGAAACCCGGACCGCCGCACCGACGGGCCTATAGTCGCCAAGTTCGCCCGGTTGCTTGGCACGCCTCTTCTGCCATGGCAACGGTTGGTAGCCGACGTGGCGGGTGAAATAGACCCGGACACAGGCACTTACTACTATGACACGGTCATATTGAGCACGCCGCGACAATGTGGAAAAAGTACGCTTGTGGACGCGGTGGACACGCGCAACTCGCAGTGGGGACCAGATCGTTTCATCTATTATCTGGCGCAGACGGGCAAGGACGCGGGCGACCACTTCAAGAAATACCTGAAAACGCTCGGCAGCTCGCCGCTTGCCGCAATAACCACACGGCCGTATCTCGGCGCGGGCGACTTGCGCCAGCCGTTCGCCAATGGCAGCGTGATAATGCCGAAGAGCGTGACCAAGGTTGCGGGGCACGGCGTCCAAGGCGACAAAATCACGTTGGACGAGGCGTTTTCGTTGTCCGAGGAAACCGGCAACACCATTTTGGACGGCTTCATGCCGACCATGGCGACAAGGTTCAAGGCCACCGGCGTGCAACCGCAACTATGGATTACCAGTACAGAGGGCACGGCGGAATCGACGTTTTTCAACCGCCGCCTTGACGCTTGCAGGGCTGGCGAACAATCGCGCCGAACGTGTTGGTTCGACTTCGGTTTGCCGGCCGACGAAGATCCAGAGAATCTGGACAGCATCATGCGCTATCACCCAGCTGCCGGACTCTTGTGGGACAAGACGCAGTTGGCCGACTTCCGAGAACAGTTCCAGGGCAACCCGGCAGGTTGGGCGCGCGCGTTCGGCAACCGCAGGGACGAGGGCATAACGGACCGGGCGATAGACGAGGCGTTGTGGGCGGCTACGGTAACGGCACCGGTGACGCCCGGCGACTTGGACGGCCGGCCGGTGGTGTTCGGCGTCGCGGTGGACGTGGACGGCACCCATACCAGCGTTTCGGCTGGCATCGCCAACAATGACGGCACAATTACGGTGCAACTGTTGAGAATCTTGGACGGCACCGGGTACGCGCCCACCGAACTCAACCGGTTGTGTGAGAAATATGACGCGCCGGTGGTGATCGACGCGCGCGGCACCGCCGCCGATTTGTCCGACAGGTTGCACCATATGGCAGACGACGCTGGCGACCCGTTGTTGCGGTTCGTGGACATGGACGCCGCCGACTACCTGACCATCGGCCAGAGTTTCGTCGCCGGTCTGGCGAATAAGGCGGTTACTCACGCCGCCGACGCTGAGTTGGACGCCAGCGCCGCGAACTCGGCGCGCAAATGGGCCGGCGACGCATGGCGGGTGAGCCGCCGTGGCAGCACCGGCCTTACATCACCGTTGGAAAGCTGCATGTTGGCGGCTTGGGGAGCCGCCCACAGGCCCGAGGAAACGGGGCCGCTGCAAATCTACTAGCCGGTGGCGTTCGGCGTTGCATGGCGGCACTATGCGGCGTTGGGCGGCGGGCTTGTGGCGGGTTTGGCGCTTGGCGGTGATACTTGGCCGCATGAGCATTTGGGAGCGTGTGAGAATGGCGGGCCGCGTGCTGACGCGCGGCACCGACGCGGACATGCCGGACGGCATCAAGCCGCCCGCACGATTGGGGAACTGCGACCCGTTGAGCCTCTCAACCGTGTTCCGTGGCGTGCAGGTGCTGCAAACCGCTATCACGGGTTTGCCTATCCATGAAATCAGGGGTGGCGTGAAGCTCGATACGGTTTCGTCCATCGTGCTTCAGCCGGACGTGAACCGTAGCCGCCGTGACTTCCTCGCGGACATGGTGGCAAGCATGGTATTGGATGGAAACGCTTTCGTGCGTCTTGTGTGGTTCGGTGGCGAGGTGGTGTCGTGCGAGGTGCTGCCACCGTCGCTTGTGACCGTGAGCGACGATGGAACCGACCCCGCCTCTCCGAAACTCCGCTATTCCTATCTTGGGCATGATTACACGTCTGACCAGATCGTGCATTGCAAGTTTTTGAACGTGCCTGGCCGGTTGCGTGGGCTTGGCCCAATCTCGGCGGCGCGTGAGGAGGTGGAGGCCGCGCAGATGGCCCGAACCTACAAGGCCAAGTTCTACAGCGACGGCAGCAACCTCAAGGGCTATTTGCAGACCGAGGACAAGGTGACCCCCCAGATTGCCAAGGACGCCAAGGAGGCGTGGAAGGCCACCGGTGAGGCCGGCGACGTGAAGGTGCTCGGCTCGAAACTCAAATACGTGCCGCTGGACATGAAACCGGCCGACTTGCAGTTTCTCGAAACGCAGAAATTCGATACCACGCAGATCGCCCGGTTGCTCGGCATCCCGGCCAGCATCATGCTTGCGGCCGTTGACGGTAGCAATCTCACCTACAGCAACATAGAACAGTCGTGGATTGAGTTTGCCGATTACACGTTGGCGGCTTATGCGGGCGAGATCGAGGAGTTGTTCAACCGTTTGTTGCCGAGGGGCCGCACGGCCGCGTTCGACTGGGACAGCAGCCGGCGCGCGGACATGGCCGATCGGTTCAACGCCTACAAGACGGCGATAGAGGCCGGGTGGATGGACGTCAACGAGGTGCGCGCAAGGGAGGCGCTGCCGCCGCTTATCCCGGCACCGCAACCGGAACCACAGACATAGGAGGCTCAGAATGAAGCATGAAATCGGATTGAGGGGCGTGTGCCTGAGAGCCGCCGAGGAGGGCGATGGCCGCACGTTGGAGGGCGTGGCCGTGCCCTACGACAGCATTATCAGCACATGGGACGGTGCCGAGACGTTCGACCCCGATTGCGTCTTCGAGGAATCGGAATCGGCCAAGCTCTGCTACCAGCACGGGGAGCTTATCGGCCGCATCACAAACGCGGAACCGCAGACAGACGGCCTGCACATCACGGCGCATATCAGCGACACGCAGCGCGGCCGGGACGTGGTGGCCCTGTTGCGCGACGGCGCTTTGGACTCGCTCAGCGTCGGCTTCGTGCCCATCGAGGACGAGACCGACAAGCAGGGCGTCACCCACCGCAGGCGCGTGCGCCTTTTGGAGGTGTCCGTGGTGTCGTGGCCCGCCTACGAGGCCGCGAAGATCACCTCGCAGCGCGCCGCCGACGGAACCCACGGAAAAGTGTCCGAAACCGGAAACCAGAAAGGAACCAGCATGGACAATGACGAAATCACCGAGAAGCTGAACGGCATCATGGACGAGCAGCGCAGTCTCAAGGCCGCAATCGCCAAGACGGGCAACCATGAGCCGGCCAAGATCATGGGAAGCGAGTACCGGACGGCGGGCGACTATCTCCAGGCGCTCTACCGTGGCGACCAGGAGGCCGTGCAGCTGATGCACGAGTGCCGCGACCTGATCTCCACCGGCGACACCGGGAACAAGGTCGCATGGATTAGGGATGATCTGCGGCTGATCGAGCAGCGCCGCAAGGTCACGAACATCCTGACCCACGACACCCTACCCGACAAGGGCATGACGATGGAATACAACGTGGTTGCGGACGACACTACAGCGGTGGCCCAGCAGGCGGCGGAGGGCGGCGAGCTCCAGTTCGGCAAGGTCAAGTTCGGAACGAAGAGCGCGGCCATCAGCACCTATGGCGGCTACACGACCCTGAGCCGCCAGACCATCGAGCGCAGCACCACGCCCATGCTCAACACCGCGCTTGCGGCTTTGCGAAACGCATACGCCAAGGCCACCGAAAACGCCGTGCGCACGTATCTTTACGACACCATCGCCGCGCAGCGCGACGCGGCGAAGGATGCGAACAAAATCGACGCGCCCGCCGCGCTCACGGCCATGAACATCGACCAGTGGGCCGGGCTGATCATGGACGCCGCCGAACTGGCCGACGACCGCAACGTGAGCCTGACCCGCCTGGGCGTATCCAAGGACGTCATGGCCGCACTGATCAAGCTCAAGGACACCGGCAGCCGTTTCTTCGACCTCTCCGGCGACGGCTCGGACACGCTGGGCGACTTCGACCTAACGGGCATCGCGGGAAAGTTCCTGCGTGTGCCGGTGCAGATGCTGCCCAAGGCCCCGGCCGGCACCGCTTGCTTCATCGACCCGGAGGCCGTGACCGTGTGGGAGTCGGGCGGCCCGACACAACTCTCAGACGGCGACCCGACCAAACTCACCGAAAACTATTCGGTCTACGGCTACATGGCCGTGGCGGCCACGCACCCGCTCGGACTCATCCCCGTCAAGTTCGCCACAGCGACGGAATGATAACATGGGCGGCGACTGGACGGCCTACGAGCAGCCGGTGAGGGATGAAATCAACGTGCCATCCGGCGACGACGAGCGCGTGCGCCGCGCCATTCAAGCGGCCATCGGCTACGTCAACGGCGCGTTGGGAGGCCAAACAGTGGTACAGGAGGTCATGACGGACTGCGTGACATCCTGTGCCGCCGACCTCTACAACAGCCGCGACGCCAGACTTGGCGTCATGAGCGTGGGCGACGGCACTTTGGAGCCGTTCCGGGTCAGCACCGACCCGTTGCGCAGCGTATGGCCGAAGCTCAACGCCGCCGGCGTGCTCACAGGGAGCGTGGTGATCGCATGAGCGACCGGATAGCCACGGAACGCCAGGAGCTTGCCGGCATGGTGGAGGCCGCGCTGGGCGAGCTCGGGGCGTTCGTCACCGGCGACGTGGCCAAGGCACGGCCGCTTCCTGGCATGGTGGCCGTGTTCATCGAGCCCCCGGACATCGATTACCCCGTGTGGGGCGACAAACCCGAATGTACATGGCGTCTCGACCTCTTGGCCGGCACGCCCGCGACGCAGGCCGGCGCGTTCGACCCCATCACCAAGGCCATCGGCCTTTTGGCCGAAGCCGGCCTGAACATCGCCACAGCGCGACCCGTCACGTTTTCCCTTGCGGGTGCGGGCACGCTGGCGAGCTACCAGATCACACTCAACCCATTGGACATACAGGAGGAATAAATCATGGTAACCAAGATTCGCACTCTCGGCAAGGGCAAGCTGAACATCACCGACACGACAAACGCGCGTGACTTCAGCGGCGACGTCACCAAGGCGCAGCTGGTCGCGTCGAACAGCAGCGACGATCCGGTGAACTTCCTTGACGGGTCGCAGGAGACCAGCACGACGACCACTTGGACGCTCGAAGGCACCATCGGCGACGACTTCGGCTCGAACTCGCTGAGCCTGTGGTGCTTCGATCACGCGGCCGAGACGCTGCCGTTCGAGTTCATCCCGAACATCAAGGGCGGAATCAAGTGGACCGGAAACGTGGAGATCAGCCCCGTGAGCGTGGGCGGTGACGTGAAGAGCAAGAACACGAACGATTTCAGCTTCCCCGTCACCAACCTCCAGCACGAGCCTTACACCAATTCGGTCTCCCAGTGACGGACAAGGCGGCCTATGTGGTCGGGCAGAAACGGTTCATGCTGACCATGCGCAAGGCTGGCGCGGACATGCAGGCGTTGAAGGGCGTCAACCGTGAGGCCGCCGACATCGCTTTGCGTAGCGTGCTGCCGCTCGTGCCCGTCGGCAATACCGGACACCTCAAGCAGAGCGTGCGCGTCGGGGCGACCATGAAGGCCGGCGTGATACGCGCCGGCCGCAAGACGGTGCCCTACGCTGGCGTCATCAACTACGGTTGGCCCGCGCGCGGCATCAGACCACGCCTGTTTGTCAACAATGGCGTTGCCTCAAGCGAGAGCATGTGGCAACGCCCCTACAAGCGGTTCATCGAACAGACATTGAAGCAGATCAAGGGAGCATAACCATGAACGATATGAAAATCACCTACACCGACGGGCATGTGGACGAGGTGCGCACCCAGTCACCGGCCGTGCTGACGAGAACGGAGGAGCACGCGCAGCTGGCCGGCTGGAAGCCGGGCGAGGCGAGCAAGATTCGCATGACGTTCTACGCGACCTACATCGCCGTGCGATTGAAGCAGCTCACCGAACTGAAGTACGACGAGTGGCTGGACACCGTGGACAACGTGACCCCTCTCAAGCACGAAGAGGCGGAACCCGGAAACCCTACCGTCTAGCCGCATGGCCTGACGACTCGCTCGGCCGCCTCTCGTGCGTGCTCGCCCGCAACTTCGGCGGCACGCCATGGCAGTGGCGAGAGGAGGCCAGCGAGCTTGATTGGGGCACGTGCGTGGAAATCCTGATGCAGGAAGCCGAGGAACTGGAGGAAGCTGAAAATGGCTCATAGCGCGATAATGTCCGTGAGAATCACGGGCAACAGCGACGACGCCGTGAAGGCGTTCCAGAAAGCCACCAGCAAGGCGGCGGCGTTTGGCTCGTTCATGGGCGGCGTCGCGTTGAAGGGCGTGACCGCACTGTGGAACACGGTCAAAGGCTTCGCCGGCGACGTGGCGAACATGTCGGACAGTACCGACAAGTTCATTTCGACGATGAACTTTGCCGGCATCGACACAGGCAACATCGAAAAAGCGTCCAAGGCGGCGCGCGACTACGCCGACCGCACCGTTTATGATCTGTCCACCATCCAGAACACGACGGCGCAGCTGGCCGCCAACGGCATCAGCGATTACACCGGCCTGACCGAAGCGGCCGGCAACCTGAACGCCGTGGCCGGCGGCAACGCCGACACGTTCAAGTCGGTGGCCATGGTGCTCACCCAGACCGCCGGCGCGGGCAAGCTCACCACCGAGAACTGGAACCAGCTGGCCGACGCCATCCCCGGCGCGTCCGGCAAGCTCCAGGAAGCCATGAAGGCCAACGGCGCGTACACCGGCAACTTCAGGGACGCCATGGCGGACGGGCAGATCACAGCCGACGAGTTCAACCAGGCGTTGAAGCAGCTCGGCATGAGCCAGGTCGCCAAGGAGGCCGCCAGCAGCACCAAGACCATGGAAGGCGCGCTAGGCAACCTAGAGGCATCCATAACCGGCGGTTTGACAGATGCTTTCAACATCATCAAACCCACGGTAACGTCGGCGCTCACTTCGGCGGCGGATACGGTCACGTGGTTCAGCGGCAAGGCCACCGGCGCTATCAAGGGATTGATGGCGTTCATAGGTTCCGGTGACATCACCGGCGACCTGTTACGCGCGTTCGGCATCGAGGAGGACAACCCGATATTGGGGTTCCTCCTTGATTTGCGCACTCAGGCCGTGGACACGTTCGCCACCGCCAAGCGCAACGTCGGCGACTTCATCAACGGTTTCATGGCGACCGGCCCCGTGCAGGCGGCCATGGACCTGTTCTCGCGTCTCGGCGACACGGTGGCAGGTCTCGTCGGTGGCGTCAAGGCCGTGGCCGGCGAGTTCCTTCAGGTGTTCGAGTCCATGGGGGCCGGTCTGGGAGGCGCGGCCGGCATGGGCGACAAGCTCGGCGCCGCGTTCAACGGCGCGTTGCAGGTCGTGGGATTCGTCGTGGACAAGCTCGGCGCGTTCGGCGACTGGGTGGCCGAGCACGCGGACCCAATCTCGGCCGCGCTAGTGGGAATCGGTGCAGGGTTCGCCGCGTTCAAGACCTACACGGCCGTCGCCACGGTCGTTGATATGCTCAAGGGCTTCAGCCTGGCAACCGAAGTCGCGGCGGCCAAGCAATGGCTGCTCAACGCGGCCATGAACGCCAATCCGGTCATGCTCGTTGTCACCGCGATCAGCGCATTGGTGGCCGCTTTGGCGTGGTTCTTCACCCAGACCGAGACCGGACGGCAACTATGGCAGCAGTTCATGGACTGGCTGGCCTCCATCTGGCAGAACGTGCAGGAGGCATGGCAGACGGCTTGGAACGCTATAAGCCAGTTCCTTACCGACACGTGGAACGCGATAACAGCGTTCATGGAGCCGATAATCGCCGGCATCACGCAGTTCATCACCGACAACATGGACACCATACAGGCCATATGGCAAGGCGTATGGGGAGCCATCAGCACCTACTTCACCGGCATATGGAACGGGATAAAGATCTGCGTGGAAACCGTCATAAACGTGATACGCGGCATCATCCAGACCGTCACGGCTGTAATCAACGGCGACTGGCAGGGCGCGTGGAATGGAATCAAAAGCATCTTCACGGGCATCTGGGACGGCATGAAGGCGTTCGTCAAGAACGCGCTCGACACCATCAAAGGCGTGATCGTCAACGTGCTAGCCGCCGTAGGCGCGTACTGGCGTGGCGTTTGGAACAACATCGGGAACTTCTTCACCGGCGCGTGGAACGGCATGAGGAACGCCGCGAGCAACGGCGTGAACCAAGTCGTGGACTTCGTGCGCGGACTGCCACAACGCATCCTCGACGCGCTCGGCAACGTCGGCGACCTTCTGTGGAACGCCGGCGCGAGCATCCTGAGCGGCTTCCTCAACGGCCTGAAAAGCACGTGGAGCAAAGTGACCGGCTGGATCGGCGGCATCGGCGACTGGATCAAGGACCACAAGGGCCCGATCAGCTACGACCGGCGGCTGCTGGTGCCGGCTGGCAATGCCATCATGACGGGCTTCGCGCAGGGGCTGCAATCCGGCTTCGACTCGACCGTGCGCGGCACGATAGGCACCGTCAACCGGCGTCTGGCGTCAACCAGCCTCGCCATCGGCATGGCCGGCGTCTCCGGCTCCACCGTCGTCAACAAGTACGAGATAACCGTCTCCGGCATCGTCACCGACCCGGACGCGACCGCCAAACAGATCATCAGGCTCATAGAGCGCAGGGAAAAGAGCAGACGATGAGGAAACCACACATCTACCTCGACTGGGACGGCAACGAATTCGGCCCGAAGGAAATCACCACCAACCAACAAGCGAACCAGCTGGACACCCTCATGGCGATCAACGGTTTCCGTATCGAATGGGGCGGATCAGAACCACTCGAAGCGCCGGAACCCGACGTTATGAAACTCGAAATACTCGACCGGCACGGCTGGTATCTGAAGGACATCACGAGACTTGCCGGAACCATCGTGACCGTAACGCTCGGCGGCGAGCCGACATGGGGCGACCTTTCCCGCGTCGGAAAGACATGGGGCACCATGCCGGGCACATGGGGCGATTTCGGCGAATGGGTGCTGGACGGCAAAAAAGACTACGATTACAGCAGCCCCGTGCTGTTCAAAGGCCGCATGAACGCGGGCGGCACCGTCACGCGCACCGAAAACGGTTGGGTGATCGGCGCGACCGTCACGAGCGACATGGTCAACCTCAAACGCGCCCGCCTCGGCAACAACCGGACGACCGGCGACGGATACAACTGGGGCATGAACTCGCTCTCACGCACCAACGCCATAACGGACTACCTCGCCAATTCGGCCGCCATGCCCATATTCCAGGCATACACGAAAAACTACCTGATCGCCAACGGCGCGGACTACCACCAGCACGTCAAACTCGGCTCATACCCATCAATGGCCACGCTGCTGGCAAAAAGCTACACGCTGATGAAGGACGGGACGCTGCTCCGATTCACGAACCGCATACGCAACTCACACTCAAACGGCAATGAGCTTGTCCCAGTTCGATTGAACGCCGCCGCGACCCTGACCGCCACGGGCTTCACCGTGGCAGACCCCTACTGCGGCTACCCGCTGCTCGACGCCGAAGACTACCAGGCGTTGACCGTCACCGGCCGCGAGATCGTATCAGACCAGACCGCCGAGATCCCGGAACCATTCGACCGGTACACCATCACCGGCGCGATCCTCGACAAGCACGAATTGAACGACGACGGAATCTATGAACCGGAATACGTGCAATCGGAACACACTATAACCGCAGGCGACCTCTTGCCAGCCACCCTCGTGGCCGGCGAGAAAAGCGAAACCATAGAAACCGACTTCATCTTCGCACTCTCCAAGGAAACCGCCGAAACCTTCGGATACCTGAAAGTGTTCGACCCGGAACCCACACGAAGAAAACTCAACCAAAGCACCGTCGAACAATGCCGAAGGCTCATGCCGGACGGCATCATTTTCGACACACGCCACATGAGCCATTCCAGCCACTCGCAGCTTTTTGACACATGGGCCAAACCCATCCGCATCCACAACACCATTTACTCCGCCCTGACCGCCGCAACCGGCATAAACCCCGTCGAGGGGTGCTGGTGGATGATCGGCGGCACACTCGCGTACAAGGTCGCCGACGGCCGCGGAATCTGGACGCAGACACCAAACCTCATACCAATCACCACAAAGGAGCAGCAATGAAAAAGACGCAACCCTGGGGCATCACCTACCCGGACTCAGGCGACAGCATCAACCAAGCGCCCGCGCAGATGCAGTCCATGGCCGAAAGCATCGACACGGCCGTGGGGAAAATCGCCAACAAGCCGCCGATCACCTACGCCGTGGCCAAACAACTCGACCCCAACCAACAGCCCACGGCGGCCTACACCGCCTCCGAAACGTTCAACGGGCCGAGAACCCTGAATCTCGGAATCCCCCGCGCCCCGCGAATCAAGGGCGTCACCAGCGAACAGCTCGACCCGGCACAGTCCCCTACCGCCGCAACCGGCACCGACGAACACGGCGATTACAGCCTTCGTCTGGGCCTTCCCCGCCAGCGCCGCCTCACTCTCGGCGAGATCACCAGCGTGGACAGCACCCAACCGGCGACGGGCAGCCTCACTACCGACGCACACGGCGACCAGACACTGAACCTCACACTGCCGCGCGGCCGCGACGGCGCGCCCGCCACGTTCGCCACCGGGCAGGGCATCAAGGGCACCGGGGCCGCCGACAACCCTCTAACCCTCTCACCGTTCCCCCTGACCAGAATCACCATCACGCACGGCAAAACCGGAACCCTCGCCAACCAGCAAAGCATCTACCTCGGCTCAGCCGAAATCAAAGCAAGCCAGATCGTCGCGCGAATCATTTTCGACTACGGGCTTACCTACAGCGCCGACGAATTCATGTTCACGACCCAAACAGTCGGCAATACCATCTATTTGTGGCTGACCTCCACCAGGACCATTTCAATGCCGATAGACCTCACCTATCTGTCACCCGTGACCATAACCCTCATCGACCTGCTGGCAGTGCAGGCACAATAGAAAGGAAAACCAAATGGACAAAACACAGGCAATCGCAATGATCGTCACCCTCACACTCATCGTGGGCGACTACATCACAGGCGTGGCCAAAGCCATCGCCGCGCACGACATCAACAGCGAGAAAATGAGAACCGGCCTATGGCACAAAGCCACCTACATCTTCGCGGTAAGCCTCGGCGTCCTGATCGACTTCGCGCAACAGCACATCGATCTCGGCTTCAGCGTGCCCATCGCCACCGCCGCGTGCATCTGGATATCCCTCACCGAAATAACCAGCATCCTCGAAAACCTCGTGGAAATCAACCCCGAAATGGCCGACAGCCCTGTACTAGACCTTTTCCACACCAACAAAACCAACCCCAACAAGTAAAGGAACCTACCATGTCCTTCGAGTACATCACCAAATACAACAGCCCCAACTACACGCCAGGCCGCCCATACGGCATCGCTTGCATCGTCATCCACTGGTGGGACGACCCCGCCAAGCATCCCACCTTCAACGGTGTTATCTCCACCCTGTGCAGTAAGTCACGCGGCGCATCCGCGAACTATGTCGCCGAAGCCGGCCGCGTCGCCTGCATCGTAGACCCCGACAACCGCAGCTGGGCCACCGGCGACGGAGTGGGCTGCAACAGCATGGGCAACGATAAGGGCATCAGCATCGAATGCAACCCCCGCCAGTCAGACGGCGACTACCAGACCATCGGCGAACTCATCCGCAACATCCGCAAGACCTACGGCGACCTACCGTTGAAACGCCACCGCGACCTCTCCCCAAGGCCAACGTCATGCCCCGGCACCTACGACCTTGACAGGCTCGACCGCATCGCACGCCATGGCGCGGCGTCGAACACGCCCACGCCAAGCCAGCCGTCAACGGCCGGCGTGGACCTCAACGCCCTCGCCGACGCCGTGATTCGCGGCGAGTACGGCGTCGGCGCGGAACGCCGCGCGAAACTAGGAGCGAACTACGACAAGGTGCAGCAGATCGTAAACCAGCGACTCGGCTAACCGGCCAACACCACCGCGTCAAGCCCGGCGCGCAACCGCGCGTCGGGCATCGCCACGTACACCTGCGTGGTCTCCACGCTCGCATGGCCGAGCAGCTTGGAGACCAATAGCAGATCGTGCGTGGCCTGCCACGTCACCGTCGCATAACGGTGCCGCAAACTATGGGCCGTCCACCCATCGCCCAGCAAACGCGATAGGCGGTCACCTACATAGCTTTCTTCGACGTGGCCCCCGAAACGTCCGGGAAACGTGTAGCCGTCATGTGCGGCAATCTCATCGGCCAGATCATCGGGCAAGGGCACTATGCGCTGTTTGTCACCCTTGCCGTTGACCACCAAGCTGTGGCCAACCAGATCGTCCATCACGTCGTCGCTGGACACGCGCCCTATCTCACCACGGCGTAAGCCGCACTCGGCACCGAGCCGCAACATAAGCCGCTCCTCGGGTGTGGCATGCGCCAACGCGGCCAGAATCACTTTGTCCGGGCAAGGACGCGGGTGGGGGCGCGGACGCCTGACCTTCGGCAAACCGTCGCTGGGATTATCCGCGCGCCGTCCCATCTGTTGCAACCAGCCGAAAAAGCTGGACAAAGTGTTGCGGTAAGCCTTGCGCGTCTCCGGTTTCCATTCCTGTGCGGCGAACCAAGCGGTGATTCGTTCGCAGGTCACGTCATAGGGGCCGGCATCTAGGCAACAGGCCGCATATGCCATCTTTCGCCGTCGGGTCAAAAGCGTCTGCTCGCTTCGACCGCCCGCCTTCAGCGCAACCAGCCAACCATCAATATCCTCACGCCATAACGGGGGCGCTACCCTGTTTTTCGTCATGGCACACCATCTTGACCACCTACGCGGCTAAAGTGAAGCCAAAATCAGCCGGAAGGCGCTCCGGGGCATGGATTTGAACCTTGGGACCTCTGGGATACCCAGAGGTCCCAAGGTTCAAATCCATGCCCCGCTACCAATGCCTCCGGTTTCACATCAAGGAAATCGGAGGCTTTTTCTATATCATCCATGTTCCATCGGGTGCGCCCACTGAACTTCTGGGATAGAGTCGGTGCGGCAATTCCCATAGCCTGCGCCAGATCCTTCTGAGAGGTCTGTCGAATAGCGATAAGAACCTTCATGTTGTATGTAACGCGATCCTGAAGGCTCAGCTCTTGCTTCTGCGCCTTTAACGCCGGCGAGACCATCACTGCAGTCATGTGAACTAGATTAGCAATGCATAGACTTACTTTCAAGTCTTGGATTAGGAATTTACAAACCATGATATTGTTACACATATCTTTTATCCATACATAAAACTGATTTGTATATAACTAATACGGAGTCGAGAATCAAAACCCTGATCGTAGTACGCGGAAGGCCGCGATCTTGTCGACCGGCTCGACGCCTCCAGTGACGCTGACCGCCCCGAATCCCGGAAACGACGATGTGCGCCACATCGTGCTCGGGATGATCGACGGCAGGCATTGGACGGCGATTACAACCAAACGCGGCAAGCGCATCCGCATCATATCCGTGCGCCGATCGCGCAAGAACGAGGAGGCATACCATGAAAGCCAAAAAATGATGCCAAGGCGATCACCAGCGACCAGTTTGAGGAGATGTTCGACAACGGCGACGACATCCTCAGCTATGTCGATCTCGGCAATCCCGTAGTCGAACATCATCCCCCGCTGGAGAAGCGAATCACGCTGACGATGCCCGCATGGATGGTCAGTGAACTGGACGAGGAAGCCGCCGAGCTGGCAATCAGCCGCAACGCCGTCGTCAATACATGGATCGCCGACCGGTTGCGCACCATGCGACGTCGCGAAAACGCCCACGCCTGACCCATATACCATTGAGGCCCATGGTTCAAATCCATGCCAAATAGAAGGCTAGGAATTACAAGATTCCTAGCCTTCCTGTTCTATTGCGCCTTTCTCAAGTGCCTCAAACCATCCCCCGGTCTCGCTAGACAACCTTCGCCAGCGGCAGCGTCAGCGACGGGATCGGCGGCGGAAGGCCAGGGCACCGATGGCGGCCGCGGCGGCTCCGGATCCGACGACGATGATGGCGACGACCCCCGCACCGGTATGAGACAGCACCGGCTTCTCGGGCTCTGGATCCGCCTTCGGCCCAGCGGGTGGATCACCAGGCACTTCGACGGTTACGGTCTCCCCTTCGACGCCGAGCTCATGCGAAACCAGCACATCACCGTCACGCGAGCGAAGCGACGCTCTCCAATACACCAGTCCCGCCTTCGGCGAGCGCACCTGCGGACTGGCGACCGTCTGCTCGAACAGCGTATGGTCCACTTCGGCGCGGGCCTCGTCAAGCAGCACGCCGTTCATGCCGGGCACCGCCCCTTCCTCCACCGCCTCGTACGCCGTGAACGTCACATAGGCCCCTTCGGGCACATCGCCCACAATCCGCGCCGTATCGCGGAACGGCTCATCGACCCGCACAATGCCCGGCTCCACCTGCGTGGTCAGCGCCGGCTTGCGCGGCCGTGCCACATCCCATATGCGCACGCGCTCCCACGCGTCATCGTATGCGCTGGACGCCGGCATCACCCGGTCATCGCCGTCGAAGCTCCAAACGAACACGTACCATCCGTGCGATTCGGCCACGATGTGCACCGGATCGCCATGAGCGTCCGGCGCCCCGGCGCCCACTCGGATACGCCCGTTGACCGCCGGATAATCCCACACGCCAATCAACCGGTGATTGCTGTCCTCGGCCGGCGGCGTCTCCCCCTGAGGCCGGTACGCCTCGTCGCCGGCGGAATCATTCGGATCGCCCGCCCACCACACGCTCACCTGCGCCATCGCCCGGTCAGCGCCGATGCCAAGCTTGACATTGCCGTCAAAGGATCCGTGATCATCGGGGAATCCGTCGACCGTAATGGTGTCGCTCAGTTCGGAACCAACCACGCCGGTATGCTCCGTGACCGTGGATTCCACACTCACCCGAGCACGGTTCGAATTCGTCTCCGTGTATTCCAGGAACCCGCTGACCACATCCTTACCTATATATTGTCGCGCAGTATCGCTCAACTTCTCGACTTCGAACGCCCACACCCATGTGCCGAATCCTCCACCTCGCGGCGCCTCATACGCCGCGTCGCCGCCCGGCTCGGCCGTTGCTCTCACGTCCACGCGCTGCCCGGGAGCAGTGAACGACGCCTCGCCATAAGCGGACGGCCGGAATCCCATTGTGCCCAGCCTTGCGATGAACTCCTTCGCCGTCTCGTCGGCACCAGGCATGACCGGCTCGGACAGATCGCCCACGCCGAGCCCGTCGAAATACCATCCGGACGCCCGCAACTCCAATCCGGACGCCCAGGAATCGCCGTCATCCACTCCGGATGTGACGGTATCCACGACCGGCTGCCCGGCGTCGACCACCTTGGCCGCGACGGCGGTGCCCAGTGTGGGCACGAACTCCTTGCGGACCGAGAAATTCACCGCCTTGCCGCTCACCTGCGAAGAGCCGCCGTAACGCACCAGATCCTGACCTCCCGCGACTGCGAACACGTCCACCTGCTTGCGGTCATATGCCACACTCGCCTTCACTTCACCCTCGCCGGTCGCCTTCCACGAGTACACGATCGGCTCCGCCCCGGATATCCCGGTCACCGTCGCGCTCCCGTTCGCGAACACCGCCGGACCGTTCAGCGTCGCGGCGTATTTGATCCCGGCGATCGTCTTCCCCTGCGCATTGGTCACCGACACCGTGACGCGCCCGGTCCGCGTGCCTTCGGCGTATGTACGCGTCACCGTCGCATTCGCCGGGGCGTTGGATCCCGCCTCCTCCCACATCTGCTCTACCTTGCGCCGCAGCGTCGGATTGTCGCGCATGACGGACACGCGCCGGGATTTCCACGTGTCCGGCTTCAGGTCCAGCAGATCATGGGCCAGCACCGCGATCGCCGCATGCTCCGCGGCCGTCCCGTCGCGATAATGGTCCATCAGCCAGCCGAGCCGGCGCGCGGTGTCGTCGTCACGCAGCTTGACGCTCTCCCCCAGCTGGTATTCGACGCGTTCGCCAGACTCGATGCAGTAATAGTTGTTCGTCGAATCCTTCGCCATGACGCCGATGACCTGCTCGCCGCCATGCTCATAGCGCAGAAACGTGCCGGCATCCGCCCTGCTCAACGTCACCGCCGCGGCCGGCATGGCGGCAAACACCAGCGAGGCCACCAATGCGAGAGCCATGACGGCCGCGACCCCCAGCGCGGACTGACATCGCCTGAATACAACCATGTTCAT